CACCGGAACTATAAAGCAAAAATACTATGCAGTCCGGGAATAGGAGCAAACTACACAAAAACGGCAAACTACAAACTGAACAAATACAACGGAGATAAAACGAAAACAACATACACAACAGAGCAAGGAGCTAAAATGGCAATGCCGATATACTGGAGAAATAAAGCATATACAGAAGAAGAACGTGAAAAACTATGGACGCAAATGTTAGATAAAAATGAAAGATGGGTAGTAGGAGAAAAAATAGCAGCAGACAACGACGAAGGATACAATAAGCTAGTAAAATACTATAGAGAAATTAATAATAGACTAGGATATGGAAGCCCTAAAGACAAAGATCACTTAGAATACGAAACAGCCAGAAGAAAACTGATGCAAGAAAAAAGAATGAAAAAAACATAAACATGCCTCCGGCGGGTTTTATGTTGGAATTAAAGGGTTATTAAGGGCGGCGCGAATAACGGTATATCGAGGCGAGGGCAAAAGACCCTAAAGGAAGAAGACCGCGCAAACATATTACCAAAGTAGCAATAACCCAAAAAAAACAGAATATTGAAAAAATAAATGCCTAAAAACTTGACAAGAAACAAAAAGAGATGTATGTTTACGGCATGAAAAGGGAAACAAGGAAGCGATTTAAAACAATGTTCCACATGGAACAAAAAACAGCGAAAATGACAATAAAACAATGGGCGGAAAAATGCCACAAATGGGAGATAGAATTAAACAGCTACTGGTTCAACACATGGACATGGAGAACAGACCCAGAAGCCCAAAGGGCAACGCTAACATTAACAAAATTCATTCAATCACTAAATACAACAAACAATGACAGAGATTAAAACAGTAACGCTTAAACCGGAAATAAGGGAAAACTTAGATCCGAAGGCAGACACATTCCAAACGGTAACGGCGAAGGCGCACGCACACAAAGACGTGAAAGGGAAAACGCTGTACTATATTGAACTCGAAAACGAAGAAGGGGAGACGCACTTCGTAAGCGTGGGGGAGAAAACGGCCAACGCACTAACACTGATGCAAGTACGAACGCCAAAACAATCGTTACCGAAAACGGAGAAGTAATGAACTATTACACAACAGTAGAGTATTTCGACGAAGCGACGGGAGAACCCGTGAGTAGGGAAGAAGTGCAACAATTCTATAATGTAATCAAAACAGTAACAAACAATGTCAAGTACACAGCAGAAGCAACAACAATCAAAAAAAGCGCAATCGTTAGAAGAAGCGCACAAATCAAAATCGAATTCCCAGATTATAGAAAAGGAACCGATTGAGGACACCCCATTTGAAATGCTAAAAGAAAACGACACGTTCTACATTATATGGGGACAATACAAACTAACAGAAGGAAATAAAAACTGGGCACACGTAAGAACACAACTCGAAAAAGAAAGATGGCTCATCGTAGCCCGGATGATGTTTGCAGTACAGCACATGGCAGAAAAAGCACAGGAAGAATTGTACAAAATCAAAACAAAACAAGATGATAGCGAAAATAATTAGACGATTCGCAAGATTCGCGGAAGACGTCGCGCGGAAGACGGAAAAATTCGCACAATGGATTGATAACATTCTAAAACCACAACAATGATTCGCAAAACATTAGGAGGGCAAAGACTGGGCAGCGGCAAAAAAATGGACGTGGAAATGCACGGCTATGAACGCAGCACACACAACCTAAGTAAAGTACTAAGAACAACGGTAAGCCCGGGGACATTAGTTCCATTCATGAACTTAGTAGCGCTACCAGGAGACACATTCGACATTGACCTATCGTGCGACATTATGACGCACCCGACGATCGGGCCGTTATTTGGGTCATTCAAGGTGCAATTGGATGTATTCCAGATACCAATGAGATTATATAACAGCTACCTGACATACAACAAATCAGAAGTAGGCCTTGACATGAGCAAAATAAAAATGCCGCAATACACGATGAGGGCATTCAGGCCGGACGTCGAACCGCAAGATATAGACAACAGTCAGATAAACCCAAGCAGCTTATTATCTTACCTAGGCCTAAGAGGAATAGGCCGGATTGACCCAGAAATAGAAAGCGCTACCGCTACGAGAGAATTTAACGCAATACCTTGGCTTGGATATTGGGATATTTACTTCCAATATTACGCCAACAAACAGGAAGAAATAGGCGGAGTAATACACGGAGCTTCAATAGTACTAACAGACCAAACAGTAGACGAAATAAATATAACAAACGGTATGGGCACAACATTACTACCCGTATCGCCAACACAAATAAGCCTACAAGGAGGTTTATCAACAACAATAGAAGTAACATACACGGGAACAGCACCAGATCCAAAACAGATTTTAATCAATACATCAACAAACGGAGTAAAATCAATGTACGACCTGTGTAGCGGTGTATTAGATCAAACAGCAGGGCAAATTCTGGGAACATACAACGCAATGACATGGGGCATTACAGAGTTCTTAAACTGGAGATACGCAACAAACGCAGATCTATACACGGTAGCACCTAACGTCACAACGTTCCCGCTGGAGAACATAAACAAAATGAGAAGGGATATAATGGCGTGGAACAACACAACCGCTCCATTCCTAATAACAGCAGGGTCAGAAGCACCATACGGATACATGCTGCAATACAGCGGAAACGACGTAAACAATGCACTAAATGCACAAGAAGGATTGGCAGTAAAAACGTATCAAAGCGACCTGTTTAACAACTGGCTAAGAGACGAATACATTAACTACATCAGCAGTGTATCGAGTGTAAGCACAGCAGGGGACAGCTTCTCTATTGATAGCTTTAACTTTGCAAGTAAAGTCTATAAATTACTAAACAGAATAGCCGTAAGTGATGGAACGTATGAATCGTGGGTAGAAACGGTATACGGGGAGGAAATGATGAGAAGGGCAACAACGCCCATGTACATGGGAGGGCTACAAAAAGAGCTAATTTTCCAAGAAGTGATAAGCCAAAGCCAAACAGAAGGGCAAGCCCTCGGAACATTAGCCGGGAAAGGAAGATTAGCGCAAGGAGGGAAAGGGGGAACAGTGGTAATTAAAGTAAAAGAGCCATCATACATCATGGGAATCTTTAGCTTGACGCCGAGAACAGACTACAGTCAGGGCAACAGATGGGACGTACATTTAAAAACATGGGACGACCTACACAAGCCACAACTTGATGAGATCGGGTTCCAAGACCTAATAACGGAACAAATGGCATGGTGGGACACAACATGGAATAGTGTAGCGTGGTTACAAAACAGCGCAGGGAAACAACCAGCATGGATTAATTACATGACAGATTACAACGAAACAAAAGGCAACTTTGCAATACAAAATAATGAAATGTTTATGACATTGAATCGGCGCTATGAATACAGCGCAGAAACAGGGATCATAGACCTGACTACTTTAGTTGACCCGGCAAAATACAACTTTATCTTTGCAGAAACATCGCCAGATGCCATGAACTTCTGGTGTCAAATTGGGATGGATATAACAGCGAGAAGGGTAATGTCTGCAAAGATTATGCCGAACTTGTAACGATAAGTTTCATGCGATTACATTAGGAAAGATAGGTTGCACATGAAGTGCATTAAATGCTTAGAGAGAAGCAGCCTATCAATCTTTTAACAATTAAAAAAACAAACAATGTACAAGGTAAAACAACCAACGCCAACAACGCTAAGGGTACGAAACACAGTACAGGGCGAAACAATAGAACAAAAAACGGGAAGAATCGTGAGGCTTAACGAACCCATCACAGACGGAGCACCCTTAATCTACACCGACCGAAAAGACGGAGTAGGAGAGGCCTATGACATAAGAACGGACAGGTGGGAAATTGCAGTAATGGAAGTAGACGCAGCAGCAAAAGGCTATGTAGCAAAAAGAGAGCAAAGGCACAAACCAACAGAGGAGACGCCAGGAGAAGGAGGAGGAGAATAAGTGTACGTGCACTCTCGTAACGAGATGGGGGGGGTGGAAGGTAGGCACGAACTAAAGCCGGATCTTAATAGCCGGACGTGTAAAAGCGCCACCCCTAAATATTAATTAATCACTAGCGGTACGCACGTACACTATAATATCAAGTACG